CCGGTTCAAGGACTACGAGAGCCCTGTCACCGGAAAATGGATATCTTCCGACCGGCAGCGGGAGCAGGACCTTTACCAATCGAATTCCTACGACCCGAGGGATTTGCCGAAAGACCACCGGTACACCAAGGGCCGGGACGCACAGAAAGAGATAGATGCCCGAGAACCCCAGCAACTCGACTTCTGGCGAGACCAGTAGCGCCCCGGAGCCCCAACGGAGCCTCCGTGAAGTCGCGGAAAGCACTTATGAAGAAATCTCTTCGGGCAAAGGCTCCGAGGGCTCTCCGGAATATACCCCTGACGACAGCGATGCGAGCGCCGACAGAGGCGACGGTCGCAACCGCCGGGGACGATTTGTGGCCAAGCCACAAGATACGGGTGAAGCAGAGGCAGAGCCTCCCAGCCCCGACGAAACTCCCGAGACCCCAGAACGGCCCGAACCAGCCAGACAAGGCACTCAGGCACCGGAACACTGGAGCGCGGAAGACAAGGCTCTCTACCAGAGACTGCCGGAGGACGCCAAAAGCTTCCTGACGCGCAGATACTCCGAGATGGAGGCCGATTACACGCGCAAGTCTCAGGCGAACGCTGAAGCAGTCCAAGTCACCGCAGCCCTCAATCCCGTCTTCAACGATCCTGAAATCATGGAGAGTTTGAAGCTCAACAACATGCATCCCGTGCAGGCGATCTACGACTGGGCGAGGCTCCACAAAGCCGCCGTCAGCCAGAACGTCCAGACGCGGGCCAGTGTCTTGTACGAGATTGCCGAGCGCATGGGCTTCGACCCAGCCAAGGTATTTGCCCGCCCGTCGCCGCCGGTTGACCTTCCGCCCGAAAAGCAGAACGACCCGGCAGTTCGCTACTTCGCCGAACTCCAAGGCAGGGCTAACAACGATATCCGTGCGCTCCGTGCCGAACTGAACCAGTTCAAGGAACAGGAGAACCAGCGCGTCGAGGCCGAGGCCCTGAAGGTGACCCGCAGTGCCATCGATGCGTTTGCCGACGAGAAAGGCCCTGACGGCAGACCCTTGAGACCTCATTTCGATAAGGTCATCGCTCACATCACCTCGATGTTCAAGGAGAACCCGCAAAGGGACATCCGGGAGGCCTACGAAACGGCCTGCTGGATGGACCCGGAAGTCCGCAAAATCCTGATGACCGAAGAACAGAACCGCGCCCGCCAGCAACAGGCCAACCAGAGGGCCTTGCAGGCGACGAAAAGCAACGTCCGGGGGATGACGAGCCCCGTGGCGAAGCCACCGGGACCGGCGAAGAAAGGCAATGGCAGTCTCAGGGATACGCTGGAGGCATCTGCGGAGGAAGTCGGCTTCTAATCTAGGAGCCCCGCCATGGCGGAACCGACAGTCAACCAGCTAATCGCGACCACGCTTGCGAACTATCACAAGGAATTTGCCGACAACGTCTCCAACTCGAATGCGGTGACCGCCCTCCTAAGGCAGGGCAACCGCATCCGCACGGTCGATGGCGGTAAATCCATCAACTGCCCCCTCGTCTACGCCGAAGAAACCTTCGCGTGGTACATGGGGACGGAGCTTCTCAGCAGGGCGGTAAAAGAGACGATTTCGGAGGCCGATTACGAGCCTGCGAACGCCGTCGCCTCATTGACGCTCTCCGGGCCTGATCTGGCGAAAAACAAGGGTAAAGAGCGTATTCTCAACCTTCTTGAAGGTAAAATGGAGAATGCGCAAGCAACGATGAACAATAACATCACCAAGGCTATCTACGGTGATGGTACAGTTGCCAAGAGCTTCGCAGGGCTCAAAGCATTCATCACCAATGACGGCACGGGTATAGTTGGTGGTATTGACGCCTCTACTTGGACCTTCTGGAAAAACCAGTTCCAGACGGCCACCCGGCAGACCGGTGTACTTCAGTATGCCGACCTGAAAGCAGCGATGAATGCCCTCTGGCTGAAACTTATTCGCGGCACAGAACATCCCGACCTCGTTGTAGTCGATGGCGAAACCTATGCGACTTACGAGGGAGGGCTCCAAGAACAGCAAAGATACGCCGATGCGAGCCTCGGAGCCCTCGGGTTCGAGACTTTGAAGTACAAGAGCGCGTCTCTGGTGTTTGACGGTGCAGCCACCGGCATTACCGGCGGGTACTTCATGAACACAAAGTATATGAAGTTCGAAATCTACGAGGGCAGGAATTTCGAAAAACTCGACCTCCCGGATAGCTCCGTCGATATGGATGCGGTCACCAACCACATCGCTTTCATGGGAGCCCTCACCATGTCCAACCGTTCGATGCAGGGCCGACTGATTATCGCCTGATCGAACTTCCGGGCGGCAGAAGTTGCGTCCTGCCGTCCGGGTCCAGACGCAACACTAGGAGCATATTATGTCCGATACACCCACCTTGGTGAGATTTTATTCCGGCTGGAAGCACGGGGGCTCCGGCTCCGATGGGATGCCGGTCTACTACGAGACGATCATGATCCGGCTCGACCGGCCACCCTATTTGTCCGTCCAGCGCGAGGCGGAGGATCAGGATTTCGAGGACCACCGTCTGGCGTTCGAGATGTTCCAGAAAGAGCAGTCTTCCCGGAAGGTGACGCTGGCGGAGGGTTATCCTCTGGTCCTGTGGCCCGCCTGCACGGAGCCCCTGTTCAAGATGCTCGCCGACCGCGACGTGCATACCGTCGAGCAACTGGCGCGTCGGGCGAAGGACAACGCCATGCCCGCAGAGCTTCGCGAACTGGCGGAGCGGGCAGCGAAACTGGTCGAACTCCAGAAGGGTCCGGGCAAGTACGAGGAACTCCTCAAGGATCGTGACGGGCGGATCAAGGCTCTGGAGGAAAGCCTCGGGGAAGCCCAGAAGACGATCCTGAGCCAGAAGAGCCTCATCGAGGGGCTTAAATCCACGAGGGTTGCGGGCTGATGGCACAGATATCCGTCCTCAAGGCTGTCTCGCAGGCGTCGATGGAAATCGGCATCGTTCAGGTTCCGCTGGCGCAGGCCATGACCTCCAAGGACGAGGACGTGGTGCAGATGTCGGCACTCCTGTCTTCTGTCGCCGATGACATCCTGCTGGATGAACACTATCAGGACATTCTCGGGGACGGGAACTGGCTGCTCGGCGTGGACGGGGTGTATCGAAACGCCCCTTCCGCCGACACCGATGTCATCCTCTTCGACGGCAGAGCCGCCATAACAGGGCTCAAGTTCAAGTTTCTTCAGGCCAAGGGGCTCGAATACGGCGAGCAGATGCGCGATTTCATTACCCGGCTGAACAAACTGGCAGTGCGGGCCAACAACCGGGTCCTCGATCTCGATCTGGATGGAGGGCGCGAAGTTTGAGGATGATCCCAAGCCGTTTCGGGGCTCCCGACAAGCCCGCCGTCGTCAAGAAGCAGAGGGCTCTGCTCGCGCACTTCTCGCCGCCGGTCCAAGGGCTTGCCGAAGCCGCCCTGACGGCGGTGACCGACCCGGCGCGGGCCGGAATTCTCACCAACTTCTACGTAGACGACGACCGGATCACCGTCCGGGCGGGCTCCGTGCATGTCTCTACCTGTGTCGGGAACGCTCCCATCGAGCATCTGATCCCCTATTACGGCAACCCCGCCCGCATGGCGGCGGCGACCAACAACACGTGGTGCGATGCCGACAGCGGAGCCCTGCTGAAGTCCGGTTTCACGTCCAATGACTGGATTTGGACGATGTTCTCCAACCTCGGGGACGACGACTATGTCGTCGCCGTCAATGGCAACGACGGCGTCTGGAGTTGGGACGGGTCCACCGACCCCAACAGCGCCCAGATCAACATCCAGAAGATTGGCAAGGCGACGAGCCCCGCCAAGGACGCGGTGCTGACCTTCCTCCCCGCCGACATCACCAAGTTCCACGCAGGAGACAGCATCATCATCACCGGGGCCGACGCCGCCCATGCCGCCGCCAACGGCATCCATAATATCTATTCGGTGAACAACCCGATCAACACCGTCACGCTTATGAATGTTGACAGTTCCGGGTGGGCCGCGACCGACCAGACGACCGGCACGATGCGGGCCGTCGTTCAGGGCTCCTTCGTGCAGGAAGATGTCCGTCCGCCGTTGGGCAATACATGGCTTCAGGTCAACGATCTGGCGTTCGTCACCGCCCATATGAACCGACTGTTTTTTGCCGATGAAGCGAACCTTGCGGTTTATTACCTCCCCCTCCAGCAAAAATTTGGCGAGCTTTCGGTTCTTCCCCTGAATGCCCTCTTCAAGAAGGGCGGCACCGTCAGGGCTCTGGCGTCGTGGACGATAGACAGCGGCGTGGGCTTGGACGACATGCTGTGCATCTTCTCCACCAACGGCGAGATGGCGGTCTATTCCGGCGTCGATCCCGACAGCGATTTCAGCCTCGTCGGGGTGTTCCGCTTCGAACCGCCGATGTCGCGGTGGTGCTTGGCCAACTACGGTGGCGAGCTTTACGCCCTTCAGGCGACGGGGCTCACGCCGATGTCCACGGTCATCAAGTCGGGCCGGGAGGGCGCGGAAGCCTCCGACAAGACGCTCGTCACGAGGTTCATCCGTGAGGCGAGCCTCCACCGCGACTTTGCCGGCTGGGAACTGTACTTCAACCCCGACACCGGGCGGGCGATGTGCAACGTCCCGCAGGGCGGCGGCGTCTACCGGCAACTGGTTCGCAACATGGCCAAGCCCGCGTGGGCGGAATGGCGGGACATTCCGGCTCGCTGCTGGGGCTGGCTGAGCCCCTACAACTACTTCGGCGACGACAAGGGCAACATCTACCGGACGGCGACGAGCTATCAGTCGGACGAGCGGTTCGTCAACAATGCGTGGGTGAAGCTGCCGATCAACGTCGATGTGCAGATGGCTTGGAGCCAGTTCAAGACCCCCGGTCTCAAGCACTTCAAGATGATCTTGCCCTATATCGTCACGGACGGGTATCCACAGCCTGCTATCGACATCAAGCTGGATTTCGATCCGACGCCGCCGCGCAACGTCCCCGACATTACCGGGGTAGACCTGACGCAATCGCGGTGGGACGTGGCTCCGTGGGACACATCGACGTGGGTCTCCGGCACCCGTAGCTGGACGAACTGGACCGGGGTGTCGGGGCTCGGGCGCGTCGGAGCCATCCGGCTGACGGCGTCGATCTACAACTGCACCTTCTCGATCACCGGCTTCGATGTCCTCTATGACAGCGGGAGTGTCTTCGGATGAGGAAATACCGCGTCAGTTTCGAGCCCTTGGGCTTCCACGCACGGGAGTTTCTCTCCTATGCCATCGATCAGGACTTCTCGCAGGCCAATTTTAGCGATGAAGAGACGTGGTTCTGCTGCACGGTGTTCGACGGTTTGTTTCCGGCAATCGTGATTGTCTTTGAGTTCAAGAGCCCTCACGACCCGCATCTTTCCATCGCCTGTGCCGATCCGCGAGGGCTCTCCCGGCAACTCATTACGACCATTTATCAGACAATTTTCTCCCGCGCCGACCGGATCACCGCGCTGATCGAGCCCAAGAACACGAGGGCTCTGGGACAGGTCTGGCGGATGGGGTTCCGGCCTGAGGGGTATCTCAGAAGAGGCCTCGGGGGCTCCAAAGACGCGGCGATCTTCGGGCTGATCCCCGAAGAGTGCCCGTACATCCGGGGCGAGCCCTTTCGCATCCGGGTAATCAAGCCGACGCACGACACGCATATGGGAGTTCAGTGATGGGAAGCGCACCCAAGGCACCCGATCCCTTCAAGCAGGCGGCGGCGCAACGTCAGGAAAACATGTGGACGAGCCAGTACAACACGATTGGCTCGAACGCCAACCAGTACACGCCCTACGGCTCGGTCACCAGTTCACCGGGATCGAAGGTGCCGATCTACGACGAGAAGGGCAACGTCACCGGCTACGGCACCCAGTGGAACCAGACGACCAGCCTGAGCCCGCAGGAACAGGCCATTTTCGACCAAGAAGAGAAGGCCAAGCTGCAATTCGGCACCCTCGCCAACCAGCAGCTTTCGAACGTTTCCAGCACCCTCGCCAACCCGTTCACGACCGCCGGAGAACAGAACTGGGCGGCGTACGGCGCGGCTCCCGACCTGAGGCAGGACCAAGCCCCGACCGACCGCGCCGCCATCGAGAAGGCGATGATGGACAGCTATACGCGTGGCGTCCAACCCCAACAGAGTGCCGAAGACGCGCAGATGGCGGCTCGTGGCATGGGGTCTCCGGGCTCCAAGTACGGTTACAACGTCTCCAACCAGCGTTCCGACGCCGCCGCAGAGCAGACCCGGCAGGCCTATCTCGCGTCGGGTGCGGAAAGCCGCTCGGCGCAAGACGCCTACAACAAGGTGGCGCAGCAGACCTTCCTCAACAAGAACGCCATCGCCGATCAGTCGAACTGGCTGCGGCAGGCGCAGACGGCGGAGGGCGAGGGCGTCCGCACCCAGAACCTCAACGAGCTTTCAGCCCTGATGGGCGGCAGTCAGGCGACGATACCCTCGGCACCGGCCTTCCAAGGCTCTCAGGTCAATCCCTTTGATATAGCGGGAGCCATAAACCAGCAGTACCAGAACAAGATGACCGCCTACCAGAACAAGATGTCGGGGCTCTTCGGCATCGCCGGGGCAGGGCTCCAGATGCTCAACCCCTTCAAGATGTTTGGCGCAGGCACAGGATTGATGGGATAAATGGCCAGATCACCGATCTTCGACAACGTGGACCCGGACTTGCTCTCCCTCATTCAGGGGGTTGCCGGAAACTATGCACCGTACAAGGCCAGTATTATTTCCGGCTTTCGCGGCGGAGACCCGCGCTTCCACGGCTCCGGCAGGGCTCTGGACGTGCAACTGGCCGACCCAAAGACCGGCGTGGCGCTCCCCAATTACCAGAACGCCACCAACGCCCAGCAGTACCAAGAGTTCGCCAACGCCGTCTATGCCGCCGCGAGCCCTGAGATGAAGGCCAAGCTCCGGTGGGGCGGGTACTTCGGCGGCAAGCCGGGGAAATATGGCGCGTTTGACCTGATGCATTTTGACACCGGCATGGGCGAGAACGGCCTCGGCATGGAGGGTGGCTCTTGGGGTGGAGGGTTCACCCCGGAGCAGATGAAGACATGGGGGATCGCCAACGCCGGGGGTGCCGGTGGAGCCCCTGCCGGTGTGAGCCCTGAGGCGTGGAAACAGGCGTTCCTCAATTCCATCGCCTCCGGCGAGAGCCCCGGCTACGACGTGGAGTATGGCGGCGCGAAGTTCAGCGACTATTCCAAGCACCCCCACGCGATGCAGACCGCCAACGGCATCACCTCCGACGCGGCGGGGCGCTACCAGTTCCTCGGCAAGACGTGGGACGAGCAGGCGGCGAAGTACGGCTACAAGGACTTCTCGCCTCAAACCCAAGACACTGCCGCGTGGAACTATGCGTCCGACATCTACAAGCAATCGACCGGCGGAGACCTCGCGGAGGCGCTTCAGAGTAACGACCCTGCGCGCATCAACGCTGCCGCACAGGTCCTGAACAAGACTTGGTCGAGCCTCCCCGGCGGTGCCGAACAGTCGAAAGGCTACGGCGACAAGACATTCTATGACATCTATTCCGGCAACCTGAAGAACCCCGTGGCCTCGGCGGCTCCGGGGTGGCCGGGGGCGGGCACGGGCTCAACCGCACCCGCTACTGCCTCCGCGTCCACCGCCAAGCCCGCCGACGCCACCAAGAAGGACCCGGCGGAGGCGGCGAACAAGCTGATGGCGGGGCTCGAACAGATGGCGGGCGGCGGACAGAAGACCTCCAGCGTCCCGAACGTCCAAGCCCCGATGACCCGGCCCATCGCGATGATGACCCAGCCGGGACCGGGAATGTCCTACGGCGGCGGAGCGAGCCCCGAAGGACGGCAAGCTCTTGCGCTGGCGATGCAGCGGTTGAACTCAGGAAAGTTGTGGTGAGCCATGGCCGGGGTATTCCAGACATCGACCTACAGGGGTCCGGTACAAGCGCAGTCTTCGACGTTGGCGGCTCTCGAACAGCGCCAGAAGGAAGTCGATAAAGCCGCCGCCAGTGCCGCGCAGATGACACAGCCGGTGAGCGACCCGATGCAGGGCTACGCCTACCTCGGCAACATTCTTGCGTCCCAAGCCAATCAGGCGCGGACGGAGAACGAAAGCTGGAAGAACCGCAACGCCTTCGCCAGCGTCCTGCGCAGCGTCGATACCAACAAGGGACCGACCAACGAGCAGATTTCCCAGATGTACCTCTACAATCCGGACGAGGCCAAAGACATCCTCGCTTCTTGGGACCTCCACCATCAGGGGATGGAGAAGCAGACGGCGCAGGACGTATGGCAGGGCACCCAGAACGAAGCCGACCGGCAGAACCAGATCGCGAGGACCAATCTGGAGCAGGCCGGAGCCACCGGGCGCACCGGCATGGAAGTCACCGGACGCGCACAGGTCGCCGCTGCGGATCAGGAGGCACAGACCGCCCGTGCCAACGCCCAGAACGCCACGACCCTACAGGTGCCGGTCGTCACCGGGGAACAGTCGCGGCTGACCGACCAGTCCAAGGCCGCGACCGACGTGGCCAAGGAAAGCGCCCTGTTCGAGAAGAGGCTCCAAGAGGGCATCACCTTGGGGCTCAAGGGCCGGGACTTGGAGACCTTCGCGGGCTCCGGCACCTTCCAGCAGCCGATGAAGCCCGGAGACATGATGTCCCCGCTCCAGACGGTGCAGGAACAGGCGGCTGGAAAGGACGATTACGAATACAGGACCGGCGGAGCCGCAGATGCGGTGAGCAACATCCAGAGCGCCAAGACCTCCATCAACCTGATGAAGAACGCGCTGGCCAACGGCCAGCAGCTTACCGGCGGCTACATCTACAACCTTGCCCCGGACGGCATCAAACCGTTCATCAGCCCGGACACGGTAACCGCCGGGGAAATGCTGAAGAACGTCGTCCAAAGCTCACTGAAGGCAACGCTGGGCTCGCAGTTCACGGAGAAGGAAAGCACCGCCCTCCTTGCCCGCACCTTCAACCCGGCCCTGTCCACGGAGGAAAATCTTCGTCGGGCCGAAGACCTTCTCGGCAAGATCACCGCCGTCGCCCAGCAGCGGGCGGCGCTGTCGAACTACATCCACCAGAAGGACGCCAACGGCAACGAACGCGGCAACACCCTAGGTTTCCAAGGGGTGCTGCATCCCGACTACGCTTCCCTCAAGGGGGCTTACGGCGGAGACCCGACCTACGACGACACGACCCAGAGCGGGACTTTGGTTACCAGTCCGTTCACGGGCGACAATTCGGCCCCGGTACAGACCGGAGCCCCCGCACAGAGCGGAGCCCCGGCGCAGTCCGGTAGTCGTGCCGATGAAATCCTGAACCGCCGGTCTGGAGGTCGATAATGGCAAGCTCGCAACAGATCGCCCAAGGCATCCAGAGCATCCTGAGCATTCCGGCTGATCAGCGCACCCCGCAGGACACGCAGGACCTTCAGGACCTTCTCTCGGAATACAATTCTTCCGGGTCCGGATTTCAGCCCGCGCCCCAGCAAGGTCAATCCCAGCAAGGTCAGCAGGGGCAAGGACAGCAAGGTCAGGGTCAGGGCTCCAACCCACCGATCCAGAACGGCCAGCCCCAAGGGAACGACAAGCCCGGAGTGATTGGCGGGATGGTCCAGACCGCCGACGACTATATCCGCGTCATTGCCGACAGCGCCACGAGGGGCTTCCTCGACAAGGCTCTCGGCGGCGACGAGCAGGCCAAGACACGGATGGCCCGCCAACGAATTGGCTGGGGCGGATCGACAGCGGCTGACATCGGCGGGTATCTGATGACCAGCCCCTATAAGGTTGCCAGTTCTGGCGTCGGAGCCCTGATCGGCGGTGCCGAAGGGCTCGCCAGCGCCTACGGCCATCAGAAGAACTGGGTCCCGACTTCCCTCAGCGACTTTGGAAACCTTGCGACGGGCACGGCGGTAGGAGCCGCGACCGGCGCGGTAGCACCATGGCTGGTCAACAAGGCTCTCGGCGGCGAAGCCCGCACCGCAGCGGCGGATGCTACGAAGGAGAACTTCCCGATCAACGAGGCCGAACACGCCAAGGATATCGCGGCCAATGCCCAGTCGATCAAGGACATCAAGGCCAGCGGCAGGGCTCCCGGCGGGGTCGAGGACACCCTTGGCCCGGAGCTTGCGGCCAAGTCGGCGAACCTCGATGCGATCAATCAAGCCGCTTCCGGGGCCAACCCAAGGGATGCTCTGGCCAAGGCGGTGCAGAACATGCCCAACGCGAGCCCTGAGGCCCAGAGGATTGCACAGGGGATCGCCGACAAACCCAACCCTATCCTCCAGACAGCCGGAAACCTCGGGTCGAAGATCGGCTTTGGCGGCAAGGGGGCGACGGAGAACGTCGGAACCACCCTCGGCTTGGAGGCTATCCTCCCGCATATTGGTATTCCTTACGGAGTGGTGTCAGGAGCCCGTACGACAGGCCACATCCTCGACAAGCTGGCGCAGGCGAACGCCAAGCTGAACCCGCAGGAAATCGAGCAACTGAAGCTGGCGATCCTCAACCCGGAAGGGAAAGTGGTCGCCCCCGACTACTCGGGGTTGGCCCAGCCGCGTGATACATTGTCCAAGCTTTTCATTGGAAGCAGGACTGGAACCAAATAGGAGCCCGATCATGCCTTTCGACAGCAACGGCACGTTCAACCGGCTCAGAAGCTGGGTCTCCGACGCGGCGGCGAACATCCTGATCCGGTCTGACTACCACGACAACCACGACCAAGATATCGCCGCAGGGCTCTCGACGGTCATCACCAAGGATGGCCGAACACAGCCCACGGCAAACTTGCCGATGAACAACCACCGGCTGATCAACGTTCAGGACCCCGTCGCCCCGCAGGACGTGGCGACCAAGAACTACGTGGACCGGCTCCAGACGTTCACCACCAGCATCAACATCTCCGGCGCGGACGCCAACGGCTATGTCTCCTTCACCGCCGCCACGGGCGCGAACGGGCTCTCGTTCACGGGTGCCGATCTTTCGTGGCTTGCTAGACTTGCGACCGCTGCCGGTCCCGGCACTCCCCCGAACCCTGCGGCCACGCTGAACCGTCTCGTTCTCAACACCAAGCCTGACGGCAGCGGCACGGATGTCGTCACCGTCAACGACGATGGATCGATTGCCGCAACAGGGGTCATCACGTCCAATTCAGCAATTTCCGCCAATGGAGCGATCAATGCCACGACGATGCTCACCGTCAAGGCCACCAGCGGCAACGATCACGTCTGGTTCTACGGGCCGAACAACGAAGACCGCATGGTGATCTACACCAACGCGGCGGCGATGAGCCACGGCTTCCTGCGGGTGAATGGTACGCAGACCTACACCTTCCAGAACGACGGGGTGTTCAAGGCTCCGGCGCATGTCTATGCGGGAGCCTCGATCCACCAGAACGACGGCAACATCTGGGGCTCCGTCTACGGCAACGACTGGCTGACGAACTGGGTCAACGCCCGCGTCAACAGCAGGGTTGGCAACGTCCTGATGCAACGGTCAGGCTCGACCTACTCCGGCAACGTCGGCGACACCAACGGCTGGATATGCCCCGCCGGGACGGTGATCATCGGCTATGCCCGCGTGGCCGGTCAGTCCGGTCAGGTCTACGGGCTCTACTACACGACGCTGCAAATCTACGACGACATCCATGGCTGGCGAAACATGGGGGGCTGAAGATGCTGATCGTCAATTTCGGCCACTTCCAAGTCGTCAACCGCGACAAGCGCATCCTCTATTACGAGAACGAGGACGGGCTGGACTGGTACGAACTGCGCACCGTCCTGACGAACTGGGAGCGGGAGACCGGAGACTTTGTCGATGCCGTCTACGGAGCCTTCGCCACCGTCGATCCGGCAGGCATCATCATCCACGTCGAATACAACCCGTCGAGGATCATCCCGGACGACAAGGTGGTCATCGGCATCGACGCCGACTGGAAGAAGATCGAGCCGGGGATGCGCTACAAGGACGGCAAGATTTTACCCTCTACCATCGCCAGCAGGGCCATCGTCGGGAGGTTCGAGGATGCGGATCAGTAGAATTGTCTCGATGAACCCGGTGGAGCCCCAGCCGTTGTCGGCGCGGGTGCCGTCCGGGATGCAGATCAAGATCGACTTCCAGTATCTCGACTTCACCGGCAAGGCGCTGACCGACGATGTTGCCGCCCAGCTTCAACTGGTCTCCCGCAGCGAGAACCGGCTGATGACCTACGCGGTTCCGGCCACCGACATCGTCAACGGCAAGGCTCGCGCCACCATCCCGCAGGGCGACCTCATTGACATGAACGGCTACCAGTTGAAGCTCGTGGGGACCTACAAGCAGGAACCGACGCTGTTCGCCGTTGGTAACCTGTCGCTGACGCAGGCTGCGGGCTTCGACGCCATGCCGGAGGATGTCATAGACAACGTCCCGATCAGCATGACCTACAACTTCGACGCGGCGATCTACATCCGCCTGTGGCAGGACGCCAACAAGGGAACGCCCTACGACCTCACGTCCACGACGATCACCGCCTTCGTCTACCCGACCAGCGTTCTGGCATCGGTGCTGGCGGCTTTCACCGTCACGCCGACCGTCGTCCCCGGCGAGGTGATCCTGTCGCTGCCGGTTGCCGTCGTCAACACCCTGCCCTCCGGCTGCTGGTGGAACCTCAAGGCTTCGACGGCGGCGGGGACCACGACGCTGGCTGAAGGCATTGTCACGATCATGGGGATAAGGCCGACATGACCGTTGTCGTAGAGCCCCAAAGCACGGGAGATGTCATTGTCGAGGTGCCGCAAGTCACGGTCCCTCCGCAGGCTCCTCCGCCGCACATAGGGCTCGTGGAGATAACCCAGATCGCCACGCGGGGAACGGCGTGGATGACGGGCTCTGGCCCTCCGACCGCCGCCGGGGGCCAGTTTGGCGACATGTATCTGGATATCGACACCGGGGACATGTACCAGTGGGACGGCACGAAGTGGTCCTATGTCGGCACCTTCGCCCCCTCGACCGACACCCCGCAGGAGGCGCTCGACAAAATCCTCACCGTCGATGGTGCGGGCTCCGGTCTGGATGCCGATCTCTTGGATGGCCAGCACGGGGTCTACTACGCCAAGCAGACCGACATGGATGCGGCGAACAGCAAGAACTCGACGCAGGACACCCAGCTTGTCGCCCTTCAGGGAGGCGTCAACCAGAACATTACCGACATCGCCAACCTCCAGAACACCAAGGCGAACATCGCCAGCCCCACCTTCACCGGGGACCCGAAGGCTCCGACCCCAAGCCCCGGCGATGCCGACACCAGTATTGCGACGACCCTGTTCGTTGCCAACGCGATCAGCGCTTCCAATCTTGGAGGCCCTTGGGCACCGATTGCGTCTCCCACCTTCACCGGAGACCCCAAGGCTCCGACCCAGAGCCCCGGCGACAATGATACGAGCATCGCGACCACCGCGTTTGTTACCTCGGCGATCACGGCGTCCAATACGGGGGGTCCGTGGGCTCCGGTTGCGTCTCCGACCTTCACGGGCGATCCGAAGGCTCCGACGCCTGCGACGGCAGACAACGACACGAGCGTTGCGACGACCGCCTTCGTGAAGAACGTCGTCGCCTCCCTTCCCCCGAGTGGCGTCCCGGAGGCTCCGAACGACGGGGTGCAGTACGTACGTCAGAGCCTCAACTGGGCTCCGGTCTCCGTGCCGCCGGGAACCTATATCGGCGACAGCGCGCCGTCCAACCCCAAGGCCGGTCAGCTTTGGTGGGAGAGCGACACCGGCAACACGTACATCTGGTACACCGACCCGAACACCTCGCAGTGGGTGATGATCGCCTCGTCGGTCGCAGCAGGCGGAGACGTGGGCGTTCCCGCCGGGGCGGTCTCGTACTTTGCCGGGAACACGGCTCCGACCGGCTGGCTGAAGGCCAACGGAGCCCTGCTCAACCGAACGACCTACGCCACCCTCTTCGGGTTCATCGGCACGACTTACGGGGCCGGGGACGGCTCCACGACCTTTGCCCTCCCGGACCTCCGGGGCGAGTTCCTGCGGGCGTGGGACGACAGCCGTGGCGTCGATGCCAGCAGGGCTTTCGGCTCGTCGCAGGCGGCTGACATGCTCGCCCACACGCACGGGGTTTCGATCACGTCGGCCAACGACAGCCCCGACCATGCGCACACCTACAGCGCCAACACCGGCACGGAAAGCGCCGACCACAGCCACTACACGACGGTCTCCGGCAACTCCGGCGGTCGCTCCTTCGACCACCAGCACATCCTTCAGGGTGGTGGTGGCACGACATCGAACGACGGCTGGCCCTCGACCAACGCCCCGGCAAACTCCAAGAACGTCTGGACAGCCGGTGAGAACGGCGACCATATCCATGGCGTCACCATCGGCGGGCAGAGCGGCGGTCGCTCGGCAGCGCATTACCATAGCTTTTCCGGTACGTCGGCTGGCGCGAGCGCCCGTCACACCCACGGGGTCACCGGTTCGTCCGCACCGTTTGGTGGTGCGGAGACCCGTCCGCGCAACATCGCCGTCTTGGCCTGCATCAAGTATTGAGGATCGACATGCTCGTCTATCACTACAGTCCA